TGTATCACGTGTTGATTCATTTTCAAATGTTTTGTCCATTGCTTGTGTATCTTCACCATAAGAAATACCGTTTTCATCAACAAACACATCATTCTCTGGAAATGTTTTTGTCATTATTTAATCCCCTCATTTACTAAATGACCTTGACTTTCTCTTTCTATGTCATTGTGGTCAAATTCTGCCCAATATAATTCAAATGCTACACCATCTTCCATACCTATAAACTCGTGGAATAATCCTGGTTTAACGGTAGTAAAATCGCCAGCATTTAATATTGTTTCATCTATTAAACCTGATTGTTTACCTTGTTGCCATACTCTAATCATCATCTTTCCTGATTCAACATAAAATCCATTCCATTTAAATTTATGTCTGTGTTTAGAACACGCTACATTTTTTTTATATTCAACTCTATGAAATTCTAAAACTCCATTTTTGTGAATCATTTCCGTTTGACCCCATATCTTGCCTGCTTTATTGCTCATCTTAACATCACTCCTGCGTCTTTTCTTCTTTTACCTTTTAAGTGGTCACAATACTCAGCCATATATGTGTCAGGCCAAGGATTACCAACCTTATCAATAGTTGGTGCTAGATTATGTGTTCTAATACCGTGTAGATATTTTTTTCTTACACAATCCCAAACATAACTATCGTGCCATTCTCTTTCTTTGAATAGCAAATCTTTTGTATAGTGTCTTCTTAAATTATATATAAAACTTTTTGTAATGGGTTCCTTTAAATTATAACCTACAAAACCACATTCACTATAATAACTTGGTCTATCTATAAATGAGACAGCACAGCCCTCTGGTAAAAACTTTCTTATTACTTCTTTCTCTGTTATGGTTTTCTTAAATATAATATCAGCGTCAGCCCAAAACACATAGTCATAATCACAATCAAGCATTAAGTGTGTCTTAGCAAATATCTTATAGGCAAATCGTATAGCGTCCATCTTATAGTCTGTTGTAGTTTCTTTATGTTTTTCATATTGACTATCTACATTTTTTGGTGAGTTTCTATCAATAAACTCTTGTAATTCTGGATTGTATTTGTGTATGTCTCTAAAGAAGATACCCTCTTTTGCTGGATGCCAACCCTCGTGGTAAACATATAGATCAAATGGCCAATTATATGTCTCAATAAATTTATGAGCATAATAATCGTAAAGTCTTTTATTAAATGTGGTTACTAATGCTATTTTCAAAACCTGCCCTCATTATATAATAACTATCAACAATATCGGTGATAGGGTTGTTTAATGTTTGTTGATCAAATGCTTTCATTAAATCAACGCCTTGTGTTTGTGTAAACGTTTCGTACATTTTTTGTTTGTCAGCATTGCCTTTACCTGTGGCCAGTTTTTTGACAACGCTAGGCACAATTGTTTTACAAGTAAATCTTTTTTGTAATCTGTATTTGAGAATACCGCCGTTTTCAGCAATTTGAAACACAGCTTGCCCTTTTGAGCCATACGAATAGCCCTCAATGAATACGTGTTTGTTTTTTTGTTTTTTGTGTAGTGTGTCGAGTATGTGTAAAACCCAACTAGATAAGTTTGTAAATCTATCAATAGGACTTTTAAATTCTTTGTGTTCATAACCTATAACGTTCTCTAACATTTTACCAATGTATTTCTTTTTACTTGTTAGATAGTAAAAATAACAATCACTAAACGCTGTGCCACCATTTGTTGATACACAAACGGCAGGACTGTTTAAACTATAATCAATTCCAATTATCGTCTTCGTCTTTATTAACCCACTCAACTTCATCCTCCTCATTATCTACCTCATATCCACAAAAGGGACAAGTAAAAGGTTGTAAATCTTGTTCTTCAATATCCCATATTATAGAATATTTAGTTTCGCAGGATGAACAGGTTTTTTCTACTTTGTTTGCCATTATAGTTTAAAAGATTTAAATTGATCTTTTTTTACATCTTGTTTTATGCCACCAATAACATAAGATTCTATCTCTGTTTCTTGTGGAGCATTTTGTGTTGATCTACTATTCAACCAATGGTCAACCCAAGGTAATGGATTTGTTTTTTGGTCGTAAGCAGGTGCTAATTGTATGGCTTTCATTCTTCTATTTGCCATATATTCTACAAACTGGTGTAAAAGTTTTTCTGATAAACCTATCATTGAGCCTTTACTAAACAAATAAGTTGCCCAACGTTTCTCTTCCTGTACAGCCTCATCATACATTTTGTAAACTTCTTTTTCTGTTTCTTTTATAATCTTTGTAAAGTCTTTATCGTTTTCATAGTCTTTCCAATTATTAATAATTCTTTGTGACATTGCTAAATGTTGGCTTTCATCTCTAGCAATAAATGATATAATCTTAGCAGAGCCTTCTAATTTTTTTAGTTCACCAAAAGCAAAACTACAAGCAAATGAAACATAAAATCTTAAGCCCTCTAGTATGTTTACTGATACCATAGCTAAATATAATTTCTTTTTAAGTTCATACATATCAACTTTATCTGGTGTTAATGTCCATTGATAACCCATTTTAATTAAGTCATCATAAGTTTTTGTTACACTTTCTGCTCTTTTTTCAATCTTCTCGTCTTGTATAATAGTGTCAAATACTTCACTTGGTTGTGAGTATAAGTTTTTAATAATGTATGTATAACTTCTACTATGAATTGTTTCCATAAAGTCCCAAGTAACAATGGCACCCTCTAATTCTGGTAAAGATACAAAAGGTAAAAATGCTAAACAAGGGCCTCTACCTTGTACACTATCTAACATTGTTTGATATTTTAGATTAGAAGTAAAGATAAACTTTTGTTCATCTCTTAATTCAAGGTAATCGTTTCTGTCTTTTTGTAAAGACACTTCTTCAGGTCTCCAGAAATAACCTAATTGCTGTTGATTTAATTTATCAAATATAGGATACTTCATATTATCATATCTTTGTATTTGTAAATCATCACCAAAAAACATTGGTTGTTTTGTAGCGTCTAATTTTTTGTCTTTATTTAAAACAGTTTTACTCATTATTGTATTCGTCCTTTTCTTTTACATTTCTTTCTTTGTCTTCATAAAAGTAATCATTACTATCACCAAATGCCCATTTGGACTCTTGTTCACAATAAAAGTTTCTAGTTGAAACTTGAAAGTCTGGTCTCTTTAATTCTTTAGGTGTTAAACTTTGTTCATACCACAGCATTCTATTATTAGGTTGAGCAAAGAATTGACCATTGTCTAACTTACCAAAATTGTGTTGTTTATGTTCAGATGGCACCTCACTAACTCCTGTGTCTATCATATTTACATCACCGTGGCAACAATCTATTGTAAACATATATTCACCTTTTATTCTACCACCACCTTTTAACATAATTTCTACATCACAATTCTTTAATAATCTTTTTGACCATAACTGAATATTATTACTAAAACTATCCCATAACTCTATGGTACTTAAAGGTAATAATTCTTCTTCTTTATAGTTTGTTTTCCATACAAAAGCAGATAACGGAAACTTATCAAAACAAGCGCCATATTCTGGTAGATATGCTTCAAACATTAAAGCACGACCTTGTACAGATTTTACAGCGACCATAACTGCCTCAACTAACTCGCCGTGGCCTTTTTCTAAATCGTGTAAGTATTCTTTTCTTACCCAACATTTAATATACGGTGTGTTTGCTACAAAGTTCATTTAAATTGTACAAGACTCGCAAGCCTCGTCCTCTGTTTCTTCTTTTTTATCCTCAACAGGAGTATCGTAATCAATACTATGTTGTGGTTCGTCTTCGTCTTTCTTACTATCATACGTATTTTGATAATAAGATGTTTTCCATCCTAACTTATATGTTGTCAACAAGTCCTGTGCCATAACTGATATAGGTACTTGGCCGTCTTCAAAATGTTCAGGATTATATGACCAGTTACCAGATATTGCCTGGTCAAAATACTTTTGCATTACACTAACGATATTTATATATCCTTCGTTGCTCTTCATATCCCATAATAAAGTATAATTGTTTTTTAATTTCTTATATTCTGGTACGACCTGTTTTAATGGGCCTTTTTTAGATTTCTTAACACTTAAATAATCTCTAGGTGGTTCAATGCCGTTTGTAGCATTTGAAACCACACTAGAGGATTCTGATGGCATTTGAGCCGAGAGTGTGCTATGTCGGAGGCCCGACATAGCACACTCTCGGC